GAAACTCTTTATTAGGTTTCCTGGTTGAATAAACAACAGTAACCATTAAGATATTGTTTTTTCAAGTTCCTTGATTCTTTTAATCAAGTTATTAGGACTGATATCAGAAATGACTTTAGCTTTACCATTCAGGTATTTTGAATTTTCGGTTCTTAAAAAAGCTTTCCATTCTTTAGTATAAATGTTGTAGTGAATGTAGTAATCGTATAAATTTTCCATTTTTATTATTTTTTATGAATATATGTAATTTTTTTTAATAAATAAAGTTTTTTCAATAAAAACACATATTTATATATAAATGTATATACAAAATGAATAAAGATAAAACAGTGATATTTAGACTATCGAAAGAAAAATATGATAGATATAAAAATATGTGTAAAAAACAAGGGTTTAATATGAGTCAAAGATTCAGGAATTTTATTGATGAGGAATTAAATAAAGAAATTATTAAAAGTAATGGTCAAAAAAACAACTGAACAATTTATAGAAGATGCCAAGAATGTTCATGGTGATAAATATGATTATTCTTTGGTTGAATACGTTGGTTCACATAGTAAAATAAAAATTATATGTAAAGAACATGGGGTTTTTGAGCAAAGTTCTACCAATCATTTAAGCGGTGGTGGATGTCCAATATGTTGTAATAATGTTAAATTAACAACAGAAGAATTTATAAAAAGAGCTAAAAAACTACATGGTGATAAATATGATTATTCTTTGGTTGATTACAAAAATGCTCGTTCTAAAGTTATAATAACATGTCCAATACACGGTGAGTTTCAACAATTTTCGGTCGGTCATTTAAACGGTAAAGGGTGTCGTAAATGTGGCGGAACTGATAAATCTAACACTAAAAATTTTATAGAAAAGGCTAAAGAAATACATAATGACAAGTATAATTATTCTTTAGTGGATTACAAAAATAATAGAACAAAAGTTAAAATTATTTGCCCTATTCATGGTGAATTCGAACAAGAACCACACAGTCATTTATCTGGATGTGGATGTAAAAAATGTGCAGGATTAAATAAACTTACAACTAAAGAATTTATCGATAAATCAATAAAAATTCACAATAATAAATATGATTATTGTTTAGTTGAGTATAAAAATTATAGTACAAAAGTTAAAATTATATGCCCAATTCATGGTGAGTTTGAACAGATCCCTTTAAATCATTTTAAAGGGAAAGGCTGTAAATTTTGTAGTACATCAAAGGGTGAGTTAAAGGTTAAATATTTTTTAGAAGAAAAAAATATTAAATATATATCACAATATAGATTTATTGATTGTAGAAATATTAAACCCCTTCCGTTTGATTTTTATTTACCAGAATACAATATGTGTATTGAGTATGATGGTGAACAACATTTTAAGCCGTTTATCTGGGATTATGATAAAAAAAATTTTAAAAAAACCAAAAAACACGATGAAATTAAAAATCAATATTGTTTAAAAAACAATATTAAATTAATACGTATTAAATATACAGAAAATGTTAATGATTATTTAACGGATTTAATAGGTACTTCTATAATATTAATAGGGGGTTCACATAGTGTTGATAATTCACAAGCGACACTTATTGCGTCATATACATCATGATTCAAGTAAAGTGCCGCAAGTGCGAACGAATTTCCAGCACCTATAGCCATATAATCCACAATTTCTTTGACATAAAAGCCTTCAACTAAAAATGCCTTATTTTCAAAAACAATTATATAATAATTTACTAATTCAGTACTTTCAGTTTTTTCTTTTTTCCATTGATAGAATTCGAAAAGAAATTCTGTTATCGCGTCAACACTAGATTCCCTAGGTTTTCTTGTTTTTGTATATATTCGGAATAACGCTCCTTCTTGAGCTTCTCCGACATCACCCACACACATAAAATCGTTTTGAAAAAGTTTAGCTTTTCTATCTTTTTCTTGTACTGTGTCATTTATAAGTACTGAATCGGCACCAATTACAATTTTATCTTTATAAACTTTTACTGCTACTACTGACATATTATTCTTTTATTGGGTTATATAATGTGTACTTTGAGGTTAATTCTTCACCCTCTTTTATTTCTCTAATTGTTTTTAATTTGATAAATTCATTTTCATGAATAACTTCACAGTTAGGAGTGTTTGAATGATTAAAAAAACCGCCAAGAGGTGTTCTAATATAGCCGTCTTCAAATCTTGGGTCTTTTACATGGGTTACACCTATGGTAAAATTATTATCAATATCAACATTTGTGAATAAACCAAGTCCGTCTATTGTTGAAGGTTTTATCGTTAGGTAATTAGGTAGCGGTCTATAGTGTGACATATTTTTAATTTTTACCTGTTGATCCAAACCCACCTGAACCACGTTCAGTTTCTGAAAGTTCCTTTATAGAATTTAATTTAATCATTTTACCAAATTCTGTACTAACTCTTGACCTTACGACTGCTTGTGCAAGTCTATCTCCTTTTTGGAAATTAAAAACATCATTACTTATGTTAAATAATAATACCATAACCTCCCCTTTATAATTCAAATCTATTGTCCCTGTTAAAACTCCAATACCGTGTTTTGATGCTAATCCACTTCTAGATTTTATTTCCATATCATACCCATCAGGTAGTTCGAAGTATAATCCAGTAGGTATTAACAACCTTTCTAACGGTTTTATTGTACCACTAATGTTAGCCCTTAAATCAAAACCAGAGTCACCGTCTTTAGCCCAAATAGGGTCAGGATTTTCTGAAGTATTAACGAATTTAATTTCTGTTTTATTAACATCTTTATACTCACTAAAACCCACTGATTCCAACTCTTTAGACATAACTAAAAGTTCGTCTAACTCGTTTAATTCATCGTTAGAAATTAAACCTAATTTTTTTAAATGAATTAATTCTTTAATGTAATTCTGTAAATCGTCTGTCATTTTAAATTATTAAATTTTGTTATTATATCAATTAAAGCTTTAACGTCTTTTTGGCAATACGTTTTAATTTCTTCGTATTTACCTTCCCAAAAATTAGCGGTTACATTGTCACCTTTAATATCACCGTTTTTAGGTGAATCAACTTTTAATACACTGCAAATCAAATCTAAAGAACCAATACTTCTACCACCAAAATTCCAAACATCTCTAGTATCTAAAACTCTTAATTCCCAAGGCTTTGTATTGTGTGTTGGAAAAAGTTTTGCTGGTTTTAACCCGTTAATAACAAATCTTTTTGCTAAGAATGGGATATCAAAGTTTTTAATATTTTGACCACAAAGTTCAAAACCTAAGCTTTCTACCTTGTCAAAAATTTTACGAGTGTTCATTAAGATTTCAACTTCATCTTGACCACAAAAAGATTCAAATTTAACACTACCGTCTTTAGTTACAAAAGCCATAGAAACACAGGCAACTTTACCAAATTCAGGGAAAAATGCTGCAGTTTGTTTGTAAACTTCTTGTTTAACCTCATCTTCAGTCATTTTTTTTGTGATACGACTTTCATCGGTTACACGTTCTCTAAAGTTATCATAATAAGATAACCATTGTTTTAGATCTTCTTCAGGCAAGTCTTTTAAAGATTCATATTGACTTACACTTTCGATATCAAAAAAAAGTAATTTTTCAATGTTAAATTGCATTGTTTTCTAGGATTAATTGTTTAACTTCTTTGTTGTTTCTTTTTACTATTTCAAGATAAAAATCTGACCTGGTTTTTGTAACCACATCCATATGATATTTTTCCTTGACACAAAGATATAAATTTTCTCCCATAATTTCAATTAATTCCGGATTTTTATGTAAAAATTTTATTGCCTTTAACCAATCACTATGATTTTTCTTAGAATCGATTAAGATTGCATTACCTTTTTCATTAATTTTACCACCAAATTCCATTACATTAACCAAATCTATAGTATAAGGACCGTAGTTTTGTGCTATCAATGCTTTTTTATGGAACCCAGCCTCAATAACTTTTAACTGTGATTTTACTTTATTAAACATATGTTCTTTTAATGGTGCTAAAGAAATATCGAAAGAATTATAATTTGATGCGTAAGTCGTAATCGGTTTCGTCCAAACCCTACGGTAAGGTTCGTTGATATCATTAAAACCTTCTTCTTGAGAATATTTTAAAAGTTGTTTTTTATATTCTGGACTTAGGATTTTATAGTCATCGGTGAAAACTTCTTCATAACGAGCCCAAACGCTTTCATGTGGTAGGATTTTTCTGGTTCTTTGTTCCCCTGTTTGTGAATTTGTTTCTGTCATACTACCACGGGTATCAAAACCACAAATCACCAATTGGGTATCTTTTGCCTCATCAGAATTCATCCAAATATTTAACCCTTGTCTCATTAATCGTAAATCTTCCAAATGAGAACTACCACCTAACCAACCAATACGAAGTTTTTTATCACTTTTAACTTCTTTCTTTTGAAATTGTGGTTCCTCTGGATTAATTGCGTTCGGTATAATAATAACATTTTTGTTGTACCGTTTAATTTCTTCAGCAAAAATTTTAGTTGTTGTTGTTACATAGTCAACTAACGGGAAATTACTTTTAATAAGTTCATCTAATTTGGCCTGTTTTAACATTGGGTATGCTGGGTGGTCAATTGATGGCATCCAATAATCATCAATATCCATAACTGAAACAATTCCGAATTTTTTAAATTTATCGAAAATTCTTTTCGCGTTTTCACCATAAACAGGTTGTAATTGACCTCCTACAACATCGGTAATTGTTCGGTGAAAATGAACAATGTCAAACTGTTTTAAATAGTTATCATCATCCCAGTTAATACTATCAATACCTGCTGTTATGATATCCACAAAAAAATCTTCTGGATACATTTCTTGTAACCTTAAATGTGGATCTAATGACCTAAACTTTGCTACACCTGAACGGTCTGAACAAATTACTAATACTTTTACTTTATTTTTCATATATGTTTTATTTAATTTTATGCAATAAAAAACCCCACTTAATAGTGGGGTTTTTTTAATTTTTGTAAAGGTTACTTTTTACCTTTTGGTGTACCTTTGTTGCCTTTGCAACCACATCCTTTTGTTGTCATGTTGTTTGTTTTTAGTTTAATTGTTATTGCTTTCTTTTTAATTTAGGCATTGGCATAACATTTCCTGAAAAAACTGTGCTCCCAGCCTTAAATTGTACATTTTCTTTAACCAAACGTGATTCGAAATAGTTTTCGATTATTTTTGGTAAAGCTTTTGAAATTTCAGAGGCGATTAGTTTTCTTAAATAACTTTCATCGACGTTAACCGGCATTTGGTTAATATTTTCGGTTACCATTCTTCTTTTTTTAATCTCAGGTTTTTTTACAGCATTTTCAAACATATCTATTTCATCGTCTTCACTGTACGCTGGTTGTCTAACCGATTCTTTAACTGTATAACCATTTAATTCTCTAATTGTCTCTTCATCAACACCACCCATTGGGTTTAATTGTGGGATTGGGTTTTCTAACATTGCTTTTTGAATAGCTGCAGGTAGTCTAGAATTTTGTACTCTTTCATTATACATTTCAGTACCAGCTTCAACCGACTCAGACATTTGTTGTCCGTAATCAAAAGAACTTCCACCCATAACATTTCTATCACTAGTTAAACCAGGTGTTTGTGATCTTTTTGCTTTACCAGTATCAAATTTTTCTGCGGCTTTATCAATCGCTTTTGATTTCTTGAGAATTGCTAATAATTTAGGATCCATATTTTAAAATTTTGCTTGTTTGTTTATTCTTGTCATCGAACCGTCACCAAGACGGTTATATTTTGGTATTCCGGTTACTCTATCAGATATTGGATTACTAAACGGTCTTTCATTCATTTCTTCCCAATCCATTATCCGATCTAATCTAAATGTTTTCCAACCTATTTCAGTAGTAGTGTCACCAGCATATTGATAAGCCCTTACAATTGGGTTACCGGCTTTTGAAAGCCCTAAGACATAAGATTCCAAATATCGAGTACTATAACTACCATTTGGTTCTTGATATCTTATTTTAACCCTATTGTGTTTAACAATAGCATCACTAACTTCCGCATCTGAAGCTGCTTCTAAAATAAGTTCATTTAGAATAGAGTAAAGTCTCATTTACTACCAATATTGTTGTGGGTAATTAAAGTTATCGTAACCCATACCAGGTTTGTATTTATTACCCGATGAATAAGTTAATGTTTGTTGAGTTTGTATATCAACGATAGTACCTACTTGACCGTTAGCATCTCCACGACCAAAACCGTCATTATCACTTAATGCGTTTGGATGTGTTGAACTGTATCTATCGGCCGCTGTATCTTTATATTCGTTAAGAACGGTTAAAGTTAATCTTTCGGCGTCAGCTGTTTGTTTTAATCCTGGTAATTGGTTTAAAATACCTCCTGGTCCAAAACTTTGGACACTACCTGGGTCTGTTAATACTGGTGAAATTTGTGGCATGATTCTTTGTTTTTATTAAAAATATTTATTATGTTTTCCATTATGTTTATTTCATAAATAGCCTCTGAAACACTTTTTTGATGTGAATGTTTTATTTTTACATCATCTGTTTTTGGTTTTAAATTTTTAACATCTCTTGACATACTATCTTTTTGGTAGTAATTACCCATGGCGGTATCGGTTTTTATTTTTTTAACACCATCAATGTTATCTCTTGATGTCTTTAAAGTTTCATCAACCCAACTTTTCATTTTTAAACCACCATTAAGTATAAAGGGTGTTGTTTGTTTTTTATCACCCATAAAATCAGTATCTGAAGATTGAGTGTCAAAAAAATTTTTAACTCTTTTTAATTCTTCATAACTAACTTTAGGTTCAGATATTAAATTTCTTAATCTCTGATACCCCTCAACATTTTCCTTACCTTTGTATGCACGCATAATTCTTTTTAAATGGTTAAGTAATTCTTCAGGAATATCCCAATAACGACCTTGTAACTGTGAGTTTGCCATTTATTGTAAATTTTTGGTAATTTCTTTTTTATATTCTACAGGAATATTAACGGTATCGATATTACTAACCAAGAAGTTTAGGATAATACCTTTTTGTTCACCAGTAGCCTGATTTAAAGAAACAATATCAATTAGATTTTTTAACTTTCTAACTAAAATAGGGTTTTCTTCTGCAACAGCATCAATATCGGGGATTTCATTTTTTTTAAGGTTAAAAATATCTTTTGTCACCTTTTTAGTAACAATATCTTCCACCATACCCTTCATTTTATCTTTTGAAGTTTCTTTTATTTTTCTTTTGATATTTTTAGGGCTAGGGTATTTTTTACTTTTCTTAGGTGTCCTAACTTTTTCTTCATCATCCATATACGAAATCATTGTCGGGTAACTATCACTTGCCAGTGGTGTTTTAACGGATGGCATTGGTACTAAAGAGTAATACCCTCGATAACCTTGTTGACGTTGTTGTGCGGTAGCGTTTTTTAGTTGATGCCCGTCTTCTGGGTCAAACATTGGGTCGGTAGTACTGTTAGAAGATGATTTAACGTCATCTCTAAGAGGAACATTTTTACCATCAAAATATATAAACTCATTTAAAAAATTAATCATTTTCTTTTTTCTTTATAAATATCAAAGAAAAACGAATTATTTTATCTTTTTAAACTTATTTCACTAATAGCCTCTATAATACTTTCTTTATCGGGGTTAACGTCTTTATTGTGGGTAACTTGCAACCAATTTAAAACTTGTTCGTAGCTTGGTGCCCAAATAGCTTCACTATGTAAAATATGTTCAGAAAAAAACATGTGTTTATTATAAATATTGTAATAACCCTGTATTTGGTTATGATAACCCAGTTCGCTTAATTTTAAAGCCATATCGTAGGGTATGAATTCTTGTAAATGTGGTATCATATATGATAAATATCGTGAAAAATATTTTAAAAAACTAAACAGTAATATTTTTATTTTCCTGAAACCTATCTTTTACCATGTAAGTTTCTGAAACACCTTTTCTTCGCCAAAAATTAACCTCACCCTCACTCATAGTCATCAATTCCTCCAAGGTATCTTGATCTTCCGGGTTTGTTGCAACCCCACCAATTAATTCCAGTTCTTTTGAAGTAAAGTATTGTTTTGATTCTGGATTTTCGATTATTAAAGATTCTCGAACATGTAATGGAAAAACAACTAAAAGTGGTTCTACTTTTTTATTGAAAGCATCAATGTATTTTGGTACGTTATATTCACCTGTTAAGTCAGGGTTTTTCTTAATCTCGTCTTCTGTGATTAAATAACAATTAAATTTTGTTGTACCTTCTGGCGGATCTTTTTTAGTTTTACTAGTGGAGATATCTGCATGTGATTTTTTAGTCCCATTATTGATATGATAAATGGTATCACCCAAGTTTATGTGGACACTATCACGAATAATTAACTCCATATGAGCTTGTCTTGGTAATTCTCTGCCGTTTTTGTCAGTACCCCTTTTTTTGTAACTTTCAACAGTTTTTTTAACTTTTGATTTACTCGCGACATCTACTAAAGGAACTTGTTGATTATAAATCTTTTCCAAATGTTCATAGTAAAAATCAACAAATTCTTTACCCTTACCATCCAACAACATTTTAATAGCTTTACCCAAGAATTTTTCAATGTATTTTGGGATAGATTTTCCTTTAATGGTATTACCCGTTAATTTGATTTTACCACCTGGTTTTAAGATTGCATAATTTTTTCTAGATAAATTAATGGTTGACTCCATGATATCATCAATATCGAGACCCATAACACCATGCATAAATCTTTCATTATATTCAGCAACATCCGCATCGATACCCGAATAAACTTTATCTTTTTTAGCAAAACGATGTAATCCGTTACCAACGTAAGTTCTATTTTCCGCATCTTCAGGACATGAAAAATTAACACCGTCAGTGTCTAACACTAAAGGGGTGTAACCTCTTTCCATAAAAAAAGTAATCATAGTCCTTAAATACTGCCTACCAGTACAGGTAATCATCTCACCAATATCAATATCACCCCAAGGGAAAATATGTGGAGCAGAAATAGAACCAAAAGCAGAGTTATTTAAAATTTTAATCGGTAATTGTTTTTTATCATACGTTGATGCCGCTTTTGAATCACCTGCCGCGTTCGCTTCATTCATTAAAGCTTTATACTTATTACGAGTTTCAGAAAGGTATAATAACATTGCTCGTAACGCACCTGTAACATCACAATCAGGAAAAACTTCATGTGTTAATTGTATTGCCGGATAAAGTGACGCGTAGTCAAACTTTGCAACTTTTTTACTATAACCTAAATGTAAAAGTCTAGACAAACCACCGGTAAATTCTCTTTTTGGTAATGTATCTGGGATTGCTAACCCATTTTCATATGACCAAGACATCATTAATAACTTCCAAAGAGTTGCGGTACCCATTGTAATGGTACGACTAAAGGTTGTTGGAACTAAGGAAGCTGTTAAAAATCCTGCTTGAGTGTAAATATCGTCTACCTGTTCTGTTTCCAACAAATCATCCGTTAGATATTCAGTTATTAAAAATCGACCATCAACAATTTCCCATTTATCTTCATACCCATCAACAACCACCAACTCACCTTTTTTATTTTCAATTATTTTTGGTTCTGGTTTTATATCATCTAACAGGTACCATTGCCCGCTTGTTGGATTGTAATAACATTTTTTATTTTCATTCCAAATTCTACCCAACTGTGAACCGTCTATATAAACACGATTTGGTCTTTCGACTTTAGCCTCTTTTGATATATACTTTAAACCAGCCTCTTTAATGTTAGAGTTTACGGCCTGTGCTTGTCTAACACGATGTAAGGTATCCAATATATTATAACCCCACATAAGTGTTTGTTCATAGGATTCTAATTCAGCACCTAATTTAAGTGATGCGGTTTTACGTTTTAACGGAATTTCAGGGTGTTTAGTTTTAATGAAACCATCTGATATGTACGTTTTAGTTTTATCACCTCTGGGTGTAACCCTAACGTGTTCATCCACAATTCCAAGTATTTTCATTCTACCTAAAATGTAATGCCAGTCAAAGTTCTCAGAATTATAACCAGTAATGATAGAAGCGTTTAGTTCAGAAATAATTTCAAAGAAATTCATAATCATTTCTTTTTCATTCTCTGCTGACCATTCACCGTTTTCACCATAAGCATCCAATATTTTTCGGTACCCACGATTATCTTTAACCCCAATCAAAAATATATGACCATTTTCGGGGTCCAAAGAAGTGGTCTCAATATCGAATACAACCTTATGGACTTCAGAATAGTCATCAAAACCTTTAAACAACCGTTTACCTGTTTGTATCATATACTGTTCAATAGGTTGTAAAAGTTGAATCATATCCTTTCTTTTCCAAGGGTCTAAACCACCTTTTTTAAAGAAGTTAATTAAATCACGATAAGTACCGGTTGTTTTAACTAAAAATTTAAAACCATTCTCTAGACGACTGTCATCATCGGTTCGAAGTTTTTCTGTTGAAATTCCATGTCTTTTTGCTTCATAACGCATTCTTTCAACATCGTCACCATAAAATCCAGTATCTTTCAAAGATTTGGTCCAACAAAAAGGTATAAATTTTTGGGTTTTAATTTTTTTACCCTTTTCAGGGTCGTCAATCATTAAATAAACACGGTTTGAGTTATCTACTGACCAATCATCTGTTTGGTCTAATTCGATTCCGACAATATATTTTTCAGGGTCGTGACCTTCAAGGAAATCACGAATTTGATCTGGAGAGGCTTGTTTTATTATATCTTTTTCTATGTTCATAATATCTCATTCTGTTTTGGACGGGTACAGAAAAACCAACTCGTTATTAATAATTTTTAATAAAGATAGTAAAACGTTTTGAGATAGTAAATTACTTTTGTTTGATTATGAGTTCCCCTAAAACTTCTATCAGACCAACTAGTTTTTGAAACTCTACTTGACCCATTTCAACGTTTTCAGATAAATCACATAACTCATCTAGATATTTTTTAAATTCTTTTTTTGATTTTTCTAAATCAAACTTACCTTCCACTGCTTCTTTATAGTAAGGTAGTTTAACTATAAAATGGTGGTATGTTAACATTGCGGGACCACCTTTTTCTTTTGCGTTATTAACGATTTTTTCCGCACCAGCAAATCTTTTTTCGGCAAAGTCCTCAAAACTTTTACTGGTGGTAATTTCTTCCTTTAATATATTTTTAATTAAATTTTTCATGTTAACACACAATTTTAGCTTTTGTAAAACTATCTAATACATTGACATATAGATCTTCTCTTATTGGGACAATTAAACTTTCACCATTATCTAAAAAATCAACCCTAAATTCCGCTTTAAAAGAACCCGCTAAGTTAACGTCTTTAACGTCAAATTGGTACCCTAAATAATATTCACCGTCTTCTTTACAGATTTCTTTATCAACTGGTAGTAATAAACCTGCCTTGTTAAAAACCTTATAATTACCTTTATCATCTATCATACTAAAAGTAACTGCCGCATTCTCTAAACGGTCATATATTTGACGATAGGTACTTCTACCGTCATTAATTAATTTTAACTTAATTACCGGAAGTGTGCTGTTTTTGCGAATGAAAAAATTTTGTGCCATCTTATTTAATAAATATCATCAACATGGTATTATGATGTAAGGTGGTAACGGACTTTTACAACTACCACAATTACTGTTACCTGGTTGTACAATTTGTGCCCCACCAAAGGTATTATCTTTACAATATCTTCGACAATCAACAAAGAAATTGTTTCTAACTTCTAAAACATTTAAAGCTTTTTCGTAAAAACGTAACTGTGAAAGTTCACCTTCAAAAGTACCTGCAAAATATTTTTGAATATCCATATTTTTGTCTGCTGGGTCAGGACCACCAAAAGTTTGACTTTCAGTTAAACCTTGTGTACCACCACCCCAACTCATATTAAATGGAACCCCAATTTGTTTGGCACTCCATTCATCTAAAGCTCTTAATTGTAAACCAATAAAATCATAGACCTTATATTTTGCCAAACCATTAACCCAAAAAGTTAAAGTTCCTGCTGGTAAACCATATTTAGAACCACCTTCAACATAAGTTACCACAACATGTGTCCAACTATTTCCTGTTGGTATTACATTTGCATCGGAGTAACCTTCTTCCATAACGGTACCGGTAATTAAAAATTTATTATTATAACAATCACCCGTAACCGTCATTTTACGATAACCAATACGACCATCTTTTGTTATTCTAAAACCTAAAGCGTTTTCTGATATTTGGTCACAATAACTATAACTATACCCTGTAACTACGGAATTTAATGCTGGTGTATTACAAACACTACAACAAGCAGCTATTTGACTGCTACCTCTTGAGAACCAGTTTTGACCCCCAGATATATAACTTGGGTCAACATACCCTGGTGTAACGGTACCACAAACACCACAAGTGACTTGACACCCACAACTAGTGTTCCTGGTAAACCAACTAACACCACTATTTGGTCCCACAACCCTTTCCTCATATTCTAAGGAAGATGTTCTTTGTAACGGAATTCCGGTACTTGTTGTATAACCTGTTTCACCCGAAAAATTATTCCAAAATTTATTTTCAGCTCGTGTACCAATGTAAAAGAAGAAATTACTGTTTCCCGTAAAAACGGTGTTTAAAGTTAAAGCCGACGTACTCCCTGATACACAAAAAGAGTTATCCCTTTTAATCCAAGTTTCCATTGACCATCCATTTGGGAATTCTGTTGGCATTACCTGCCATTTGGTATAACCCGAAACCGAAGTTAAGGTATACCCACTTCCATGACAAGAGTTATCATCTAACTCGTTAACAGGTGATGGGTTATCGTCATCTAGTTTAAAAAACCCTTGGTAAAAACCTCCATTCAAACAAACGGTATTACCCACTGGACAACCGCCTAAAGCTTGTACATTATAGTGGGTTTTATATGGGTATGAATAAATTCCTGGGCCCACAGTACAACCAGATTCTGGTGTGTATGTTATGCTATAACCAGTAACTGCATATAAAACTAATCTAGTATTGGCTGACGTTATAACTAAAGTTTTTCCTGTTAAACAGTTAGTTCTGCCGTTATCAACCCCTGTTAAACCCCAGTCGTTTAATGTGAATCCACTGGAAGGGGTCAAGATATAACTTGACCATTCCGCTAAAGAAGTCAAGGTATAACTTGACGTTGTGGTACCACTATTATTAATATCAAACCATGCGACCAAGCCATCGGTTACAATATTATGGCCACAACTATCTTTACAGTTAATGGCATAAGGAATATAATCACCTGTCTTGTCATTGGCTAAATTAAAATCCCAATAGTCATTGTAAACAATGTTTATGGTTTCAAAATTTTTAAAATAATAGTTGTTTTTTATATCCATTAGTATACTTTTGTGATTGAAAATCTTATACCGTCACTATTGGGGTAAACAGTACCATCGTAATTTCTGTTGGTCCAGTTTAAATATTTAAGTGAAACATAGTCATTTGTACCGTCCGCGTAAATTAAATTACTAGTTGAAATATCTATTTCAGTATGTAAATTTGGTTGTACTGTCATGTAATTACCTCCGTATATGTTTGTTATAGTGTTATCACAAATACCCAAACCAAATGTACCACTTGAGGTGCCACTTGTGGTACCTGATTGCCAATAAACACTAGAACTAGTATCAGGTTTTAAATGTATAGCACCTTCTACTAAATAAAGTCCAGCTTGTGTAATTGTAAAAACACCGGTATTATTATTAAAACTACCAAAACTACAAGAAGGTGGTGATGTAACATAATTACCAACACCCGAAGCTGTCGATACGGTACCGTTTGACGCTATTTGTGTAAAACCAGTAATAAAACGACCCTTATCGGCGATACCACCATTACTTACCGGTACTGATGGTATAACCCCAGCGTTTGGTTGTGATGTACTATTTATAAACAAAGCACAGTAATAAACATTTCCTATGTTTTTAACTTCGACGTTACCGGTCATTGTATCTCTAACCAAAACTTGGGAGGTTGTACCTGTATGTAAGGTCGGTGTATTTCTTAAAGTTAAAGCAGTTGTAGAGTAAGACCCAGATGTAAACAAATTACCAGTAGATGCTGATAATATCATTTTTGCTGTTGTTACGTCTGCTAACGTATTACTAGTGTTATAATGCCATTCAAAGACGGAACCACCATTTTGAGAAGCTATAAAATTAATCTGTTTTGTTGGGAGAGATGAATTATTTAAACCGCCACTAACAGCACCAACAGTTTCAACAGTTGTTAAATCTGTATTACGAATATAAGTGTTAGTATACCCTGTAGTAAACAAAAATTTTGATGTAGAAATACTAGAACCACCTCTACCCATTATTAACCCGTTTGCCGAATACGCCCCAGTACCACTATTATTGTTTGTGATAAAATTAGTTACACCACCGTTAATCATATTACTTAGTGCAGTACTGTTTCCCGTAATACTAACAGTTCCGACTAAAGAAAGAACATTTGTTGATGGGTTAAAGGTAAAATTAGAAGAACCACTGAATACGTTACTACCACCGTTAAACTGTATACTGTTAACTGGTGATCCAGGAACTGTTTGTGGTAAACCTAAATATGTGGAAGCTGAAATACTCCCATTAACTGTTAAACCTGTTAAGGTTAAATTATTTATTGTAACAGGTAAATTACTTAATCCTTGATTCCTACTTATTGTTAAAGTGTTATTGTTAGTAAAAGTAAAACCTGTCGTAAACGTATCAACACCTGTTCCACCACTATTTGACGGTAACTGTGTTGTTAAAACCGTACCATCTTGTTTATACAAAAAAAGAGTTGTTCCAGTTACCGTACTACCAGTGATATCTCTACTATATAAAAAAGTAAGGTTATTATCTAATTGTGGTTGTGTTAAAGGGTTCCCTGAACTTCTTAAATTTAATGACATTTTATATTATATTTTTTTACATTATCCTTGTTATTGAGAACCTAATAGCATCACCAGTAACAACACTAGGGCCAGCATAACTTCTATCGGTTTTATTTAAAACTTTAAGCCTGAATGTGGCACCAGAATTAAGGTAAACAATATTATTAATACTAATATCTATTTGGTTTGTTCTTGGTGCATTTGCACCATATAGTTCATACACATATTGTGCGGTGTCAGGGTCTGGTATGATTGTTTGATAGTTCCCAACATAAATATCGGTAGCGTTATTAGGACAAATACCCAATCCAAACTCACCTGTACCCGAAAGTGACCACGCGGTAGAAGTGCTTGTATCTGGTTTTAAATGTATCCACGCATTTAACATTAATGTCGCATTAACATTTGTGGTGAATAAACCCGTTGTGTTGTCGTAAGAACCAAAGTTTGTTGTTACACTAGGCCCTACTTGTAAAGTGTTATTAACATAAATCGATGTATAACCAGTTATTACCTGACCTTGTGGAATCCCTTTTATTGTATCAACAGATGGACCAACTCCTACTATTGGTATTATTGGTGGAGCCACGGTTAAAACTATACTGTCTAACCCAAAAGTTTTAGTTTCAACATTACCTGTAGAGGTATTTCTAACCAAAACTTTAGTGTTTGTATCGTCGTTTGTTGGTGTTGAATTAATATTTAAATTAGAAACATAAACATAATCACTTTGTGTACCGTTTATCCCTTGACCCCCCAAAACAACCGACCTATTACCAGATACCGTAGAATTACTTGAATGAACAAAAGATGCAATACCCGATGCGGTTGACGCCGAACCTGAAGCGAATGAATAAATACCAGATGATGTTGTTGAGATTCCCTGTGAATGTGAGTAATTACCACTAGAAGTCGTAGTTTGTCCTTCCGCATGTGAACCTTGTCCACTTGAAACACTATTACTACCTTCCGCGTGTGAACCTATTCCACTAGCTTGTGTGGTATCACCTTCTGCATGTGAATACTGATTTGAAGCTATTGTTGATTTACCTTCTGCATGAGCATATGTACCACCAGCGGTGGATGTTCCAATGCCCTGAGCCATGGAATAATTACCCGCGGCCGTTACACCGTTACCAAAAGCAAGAGCTAATGTTCCGGCTGCAGTAGAACCACCAGCTACACTTTTAAGTGAACTCTGGATTGTTATCGGATTACCACATCCATATAAATTTTGAATGTAAATATCATTAATACAAGAAGCTAATGTATTACCAGTAAATTGTATTCCACTTATATTTACGGAACCATTTTGTCTACTAAGTGTTAAAGTACCGGTACCATAGTTATAGGTACCACCTGTAACATAGTTATCGGTAAATCCGGTAAAACCTGCTATTGTAACAGAACCATTTTGACGATTTAGTGTTAAAATATTACTTGTAAAAGTACCACCCGTAACATAATAATCAGGGATACCTGTTAAATTAGACCCATTACCGTAAAAAGTTGTTGCACTTACTGAACCACTAACATATGTGTTACCAGTAACATTTAACTTACCAACTATAGAAGTATTACCACTAACAGTTAAATTACCATTAACGGTTAAACCTGTCATTGTATTGATGGTTGCCGTAAAAATACTACCATCATTTAAAGTTAAAATTAAGTTGTTATTACTATAATTTAAAGAACTTATAGAAGTACCTGTTTGACCTACTTTAACAAACCCATTATTATCAATAACTAAAATTCTGTTATTTACAGTTCCGCCTGAAAGTGTTGGGTTCAATTGTAATGATCCATTAACTTTTAGAATCCCTGATTGGACTGTTATAGTTCCTGCCGAAGAAGGACATGCAACAATATTATTAACATAAAGTGGTGATGTACAAGCTGATATAGACCAACTTAAACCACTAACAGGGCCCCAAATAACGGTACCATCGAAATCTAAAGATGTCGCAACCAAACCTGGTGCGGCACTTTGATTAATTTTTAAATAACCTGGATTTGATATAGTAGTTGTTCCTGATAGATTTATGCTATCACCTATACGCTGAACGATTTGTCTGTCTTCAAAATTTGGACGGGTTAGGAATTGTGCCATTTTATATAACTGTTATGCCTAAAGGTCTGTATTGTAACATCTTATTTAATTGTTCGGCTTCTGTTGCCTTTCTTGTTAACATATTGTCTGGACGTAATCTTTCTAACCTTTCATTAAGTCGGGTCATTAATTTATCTTTATCTTCTTTTGATTCTGATAGTAGCGATTCATAATCCATGGTAACTTCTGCTTCGGCAACACCAAGGACACCACCAAATTTACCACGAACCCTACCAAGGGTTTCTTTACATAAAGCAGTAAAATAATCTCTGACCCATTGTTTTGACGGTGTATTTAATTCCGTGAAATTAACAACGTCAATCGGAACATCAGAAGGTAGTTTCACAATATCTTTATTTGCGTTTAAACAACGTAACCTATCTTCTGCCGTTGTTGTTTCATAATACCAATACCAAACTCGACTACCACCAACGTTAACAGAATTACCACCCGCAAAACCACCACGACCAAAAGCCAAACGACTTCCTGGGGGTGGTGATAAGTGTAATAATTTAGTTCCATTAGGTCCTGCTGTAATCCAATAAGTTAATTCTGAACTAACTAATCTTTGTTTTAAATTATAATCCGCATTTCTTAATACAATATCAAAAGCTGGTGCCAAATAAAAACCACCATAACCAAAACCACCACCAGCAGCACCATATGGTAACTGAGCAACACCACCACCAAAACCATAATCACCAAAACCATAGTTAGAATATAAAGCATAATCTACTGTTGGTGGTTGGAAATAAAGTACTTCACTCATTTCACGACCGGCAGGTATTTGGTATACTTGTTGATGATCTGTTAAAACAACATAATCTTGTTTTAATTCCCAGGGACCTCTTGCTTGTAAACCAACTATTTTAGAATAGGCATATGTAAAACTATCTTCATAATCCTGTCCTCTGGTAGTTAATGCTTTAGTTAAATCCGCTGTACTTAAATTAATATTATCGAGAGATGACCATTGTGACTCTATCAACCATTCATTAATATATGCAGAATGATCTTCTATAGAAATTTCCAATAAAGTGCACATTTGTTCATCAGACAATTCTATCTTTCTAAGTGGAGCCCCTAATCTATGTCTAATTTGACGGAAGACCTTTTCTTTTTCTATATCATCTATTACTAAAGCCATTTAGGTTTTTATTAGATAAATATATATAAGTTTTATATTTTAAATAAAGTTGAAATAAAATCTTCAGCAATATCAATATTACCCACATTTTCACCCATAACCTTAGATATTACTTCTTTTTTCTTTTGCAGAATTTCATAAATCCTTTCTTCGATTGTATTTGCAAATATTGGGTAGTAAATGTTAACGGTTTTGTCTTGACCAATCCTAAAATTTCTATCCTCTGCTTGTTGATGGTTCGAAGGAACAAAGTCGATATCGTGAAACAAAGTTGTGTCTGAAGCGGTTAAAGTAATAGCAGAACCAGCAGAAATAATATTACCAATAAAAACTCTAACGTCTGGATCCGTTTGAAACCTGTCGATACTTTTTTGTTTTTCCTTATCCGACATTTCACCGTTGTGACAAACAGCGATTTCACCAAACTCTTCTTTTAATTTTTTTAAACTTTCAGTAAAAACAGTGAATACAATAACTTTTCTGGTTTCTGATTGTTCTAAAAAGTTTTGTACCATGTCAATAGTATGTGAAACTTTTTCTTGTGAAATAAATTTTCGTAAAACAACCATCTCCACCATTTGTCTAGCTGGACCTAAATTTTTACCTTCTAATTCTAACCATTTAACATAATCCTCAAAAGCGTTTTCATATCCTTTTTTGTTTTCTAATTCCAAATAAAAAGGTGAAACAATTTTAGGTGGTAAATCTAAATGGTCTTCTTTTTTTCTACGTAACACATAATTTTTGGTTTTTTGATGTAATTCCTCTAAATTAGAGGCCCCATCGGTTAACCATATTTTTTTTATTTTACCTGATTGCAATCTTTTATTAAAAGATTTTGCTGCACAATAACGATATGCGAAATGTTGAAAATTATCGGTTACTGGAACTTGACAAACCTTTAATAGGTTGTAATAATCCATTGGTCTATTCGCTATCGGTGTCCCTGTTAACAACCAAACTTTAGGGATATTTTCTGCTATTTGAGAGACTATTTTACCACGAATGCTGTCTTTATTTTTTATCATATGTGCCTCGTCTACTATCATTAAATCAAATTTTTCATCATTAATGTAACTTTTGGTATCTTCTTTTTTTCTTTTGTCTTGTATTTCGTGAAAACGATTTAAAATATCGTAATTAATAATGGTAAAAACTTTTGGTTGCCAATAACCACTTTTAATTATGGTAACCATTTCTTCGTCAATAAAATCCGTTATCTCACGAAACCAGTTAATTTTTGCGTTTGCAGGACAAACAACTAATATTTTTTCAACACCAGACAATAATGCGGCACAAATAGATGACATACTTTTTCCAAGACCCATGTCATCAGACAAAATGGATTTATCTCTTTTTAATAAAAACTTAATAGCAGTTTCTTGATGTGGGAATAAATTCCTGTTTTTTTTGTTTATTTTATTAACCGAATCAAAATCAACATCCAAATCTTCATAAGGTTCAAAAAATAAATCCGTTAACAATTGTGTTTTTGGTATGTGATAAAGAATGTTTTCTTTTTGATTTTTATAAAGTTTACCTTTTACATGGTAAGACTTTTCTCCTTCACTTAAAACAGTTTCAATAAAAACCTTTTCTGGTGTGTTTTTTAAACTAAACTTTTCTTTTAGTTGTTCACCCAAATAAGTGGTTATCTCAACAATTTTATTAAGTTCTATTGGTGAGACATCATAATTTTCTTCCACGTAAGAAATTTGACTAGGTGTCATTAGGAAAAAACCTTCATTTTCTAATTTTTTTTTCATTTTTAGAATATGTTCGTTTTTTCCTTCGTAGTTTCTAACCTTTTCTAAGGTCGTTTTACTTTTTAGTTTAGTTAAATCCATTGTAAAGT